AGTAGTTCGCCTGTGTGAGCTGACAAACTTAGTAGTGTTTGTGAGGATTAACAACAATTAACACAGTGCGAGCTGTTTCTTGGCACGAAGATCTCGATGTCTAAGAAACCAGGAGGGCCCGGTAAAAACCGGGCTGTCAATATGCTAAAACGCGGTATGCCCCGCGGATTGTCCTTGATAGGACTAAAGAGGGCTATGCTGAGTCTGATTGACGGGAAGGGCCCAATACGTTTCGTGTTGGCTCTTTTGGCGTTTTTCAGATTCACTGCAATCGCTCCGACTCGTGCGGTGCTGGACAGATGGAGAGGCGTCAACAAACAAACAGCAATGAAGCATCTCTTGAGTTTCAAGAAAGAACTAGGAACTCTGACCAGTGCCATCAACCGCCGGAGCACAAAACAAAAGAAAAGAGGAGGCACAGCGGGCTTTACTATCTTGCTTGGGCTGATCGCCTGTGCTGGAGCTGTGACCCTCTCGAACTTCCAGGGCAAAGTGATGATGACAGTCAATGCAACCGATGTCACTGACGTGATTACCATTCCAACAGCTGCTGGGAAAAACCTGTGCATCGTAAGGGCTATGGACGTAGGATACCTTTGTGAGGATACTATCACTTATGAATGTCCGGTCCTAGCTGCTGGAAATGACCCTGAAGACATTGACTGCTGGTGCACGAAATCATCTGTTTACGTGCGCTATGGAAGATGCACAAAAACTCGGCATTCCCGTCGAAGCAGAAGGTCTCTGACAGTCCAGACACATGGAGAAAGTACACTGGCCAACAAGAAAGGAGCTTGGTTGGACAGCACAAAAGCCACGAGATATCTGGTGAAGACAGAATCATGGATACTGAGAAACCCGGGCTACGCCCTCGTTGCAGCTGTCATTGGATGGATGCTAGGAAGCAACACAATGCAACGCGTCGTGTTTGCCATTCTATTGCTCCTGGTGGCACCAGCATACAGCTTCAACTGTTTAGGAATGAGTAACAGAGACTTCCTGGAGGGAGTGTCTGGAGCTACATGGGTTGATCTGGTACTGGAAGGCGATAGTTGTGTGACCATAATGTCAAAAGACAAGCCAACCATTGATGTCAAAATGATGAACATGGAAGCAGCCAACCTCGCAGATGTGCGCAGTTACTGTTACCTAGCTTCGGTCAGTGACTTGTCAACAAGAGCTGCGTGTCCAACCATGGGTGAAGCCCACAACGAGAAAAGAGCTGACCCCGCCTTCGTTTGCAAGCAAGGCGTTGTGGACAGAGGATGGGGAAATGGCTGCGGACTGTTTGGAAAGGGGAGCATTGACACATGTGCGAAGTTTGCCTGTACAACCAAAGCAACTGGATGGATCATCCAGAAGGAAAACATCAAGTATGAGGTTGCCATATTTGTGCATGGCCCGACGACCGTTGAATCTCATGGCAAGATAGGGGCCACCCAGGCTGGAAGATTCAGTATAACTCCATCGGCGCCATCTTACACGCTAAAGTTGGGTGAGTATGGTGAGGTTACGGTTGATTGTGAGCCACGGTCAGGAATAGACACCAGCGCCTATTACGTTATGTCAGTTGGTGAGAAGTCCTTCCTGGTTCACCGAGAATGGTTTATGGATCTGAACCTGCCATGGAGCAGTGCTGGAAGCACCACGTGGAGGAACCGGGAAACACTGATGGAGTTTGAAGAACCTCATGCCACCAAACAATCTGTTGTGGCTCTAGGGTCGCAGGAAGGTGCGTTGCACCAAGCTCTGGCCGGAGCGATTCCTGTTGAGTTCTCAAGCAACACTGTGAAGTTGACATCAGGACATCTGAAGTGTCGGGTGAAGATGGAGAAGTTGCAGCTGAAGGGAACAACATATGGAGTATGTTCAAAAGCGTTCAAATTCGCTAGGACTCCCGCTGACACTGGCCACGGAACGGTGGTGTTGGAACTGCAATATACCGGAACAGACGGTCCCTGCAAAGTGCCCATTTCTTCCGTAGCTTCCCTGAATGACCTCACACCTGTTGGAAGACTGGTGACCGTGAATCCATTTGTGTCTGTGGCCACAGCCAACTCGAAGGTTTTGATTGAACTCGAACCCCCGTTTGGTGACTCTTACATCGTGGTGGGAAGAGGAGAACAGCAGATAAACCATCACTGGCACAAATCTGGGAGCAGCATTGGAAAGGCCTTTACCACCACACTCAGAGGAGCTCAACGACTCGCAGCTCTTGGAGATACTGCTTGGGATTTTGGATCAGTTGGAGGGGTTTTCACCTCAGTGGGGAAAGCCATACACCAAGTCTTTGGAGGAGCTTTTAGATCACTCTTTGGAGGGATGTCCTGGATCACACAGGGACTTCTGGGAGCTCTTCTGTTGTGGATGGGAATCAATGCCCGTGACAGGTCAATTGCTATGACGTTTCTTGCGGTTGGAGGAGTTTTGCTCTTCCTTTCGGTCAACGTCCATGCTGACACAGGCTGTGCCATTGATATTGGCAGGCAAGAGCTCCGGTGCGGAAGTGGAGTGTTTATCCACAACGATGTGGAAGCCTGGATGGATCGTTACAAGTTCTACCCGGAGACGCCACAGGGCCTAGCAAAAATTATCCAGAAAGCACATGCAGAAGGAGTCTGCGGCTTGCGTTCCGTTTCCAGACTCGAGCACCAAATGTGGGAAGCCATTAAGGATGAGCTGAACACCCTGTTGAAAGAGAATGGAGTCGACTTGAGTGTCGTGGTGGAAAAACAGAATGGGATGTACAAAGCAGCACCAAAACGTTTGGCTGCCACCACCGAAAAACTGGAGATGGGTTGGAAGGCTTGGGGCAAGAGTATCATCTTTGCGCCAGAACTAGCTAACAACACCTTTGTCATCGACGGTCCTGAGACTGAGGAATGCCCAACGGCCAACCGAGCATGGAACAGTATGGAGGTAGAGGACTTTGGATTTGGACTGACAAGCACTCGCATGTTCCTGAGGATTCGGGAAACGAACACAACGGAATGCGACTCGAAGATCATAGGAACCGCCGTCAAGAACAACATGGCTGTGCATAGTGATCTATCATACTGGATAGAGAGCGGACTCAACGACACCTGGAAGCTTGAGAGGGCGGTTCTAGGAGAAGTCAAATCATGCACCTGGCCAGAAACCCACACTCTGTGGGGTGATGGAGTTCTGGAAAGTGATCTCATCATACCCATCACCTTGGCAGGACCCAGAAGCAACCACAACAGGAGACCAGGGTACAAAACTCAGAACCAAGGCCCATGGGATGAGGGGCGCGTCGAGATTGACTTTGACTATTGCCCAGGAACAACAGTAACTATAAGTGACAGTTGCGAACACCGTGGACCTGCGGCACGCACAACCACTGAGAGTGGGAAGCTCATCACAGACTGGTGCTGCAGAAGTTGCACCCTCCCTCCACTGCGCTTCCAGACTGAGAATGGCTGTTGGTATGGAATGGAAATTCGACCTACGCGGCACGACGAAAAGACCCTCGTGCAATCGAGAGTGAATGCATACAACGCCGACATGATTGATCCTTTTCAGTTGGGCCTTATGGTCGTGTTCTTGGCCACCCAGGAGGTCCTTCGCAAGAGGTGGACGGCCAAGATCAGCATTCCAGCTATCATGCTTGCACTCCTAGTCCTAGTGTTTGGGGGTATTACGTACACTGATGTCCTGCGATATGTCATTCTCGTCGGCGCCGCGTTTGCTGAAGCAAACTCAGGAGGAGACGTCGTGCACTTGGCACTTATGGCTACATTCAAGATTCAACCAGTCTTTCTGGTGGCTTCCTTTTTGAAGGCAAGGTGGACCAACCAAGAGAGTATTTTGCTCATGCTTGCAGCTGCTTTCTTCCAAATGGCTTACTATGACGCCAAGAATGTTCTGTCATGGGAAGTGCCTGACGTTTTGAACTCTCTCTCCGTTGCGTGGATGATTCTCAGAGCTATAAGCTTCACCAACACTTCAAATGTGGTGGTGCCGCTGCTGGCCCTTTTGACACCTGGATTGAAATGCTTAAACCTTGATGTGTACAGAATTTTGCTACTCATGGTTGGAGTTGGAAGCCTCATCAAAGAAAAAAGGAGCTCTGCAGCAAAAAAGAAAGGAGCTTGCCTCATCTGCCTAGCGCTGGCGTCTACAGGAGTGTTCAATCCAATGATACTTGCAGCTGGGCTAATGGCTTGCGACCCCAACCGCAAGCGGGGCTGGCCTGCTACAGAAGTGATGACTGCAGTTGGACTCATGTTTGCCATCGTTGGGGGTCTGGCAGAACTTGACATAGATTCTATGGCTATCCCCATGACCATCGCCGGACTTATGTTCGCGGCATTTGTCATCTCTGGAAAGTCAACAGACATGTGGATTGAGAGGACGGCTGACATTACTTGGGAGAGTGATGCTGAAATCACAGGCTCTAGCGAAAGAGTAGATGTGAGGCTGGATGATGATGGAAATTTTCAACTGATGAATGACCCCGGGGCACCATGGAAAATTTGGATGCTTAGGATGGCCTGCCTGGCGATAAGTGCCTACACACCTTGGGCAATTCTCCCCTCGGTCATCGGATTCTGGATAACCCTTCAGTACACAAAGAGAGGAGGTGTTCTTTGGGACACACCATCACCCAAGGAGTACAAGAAGGGTGATACCACCACTGGCGTTTACAGAATCATGACTCGAGGTCTGCTTGGCAGTTACCAAGCTGGAGCCGGAGTGATGGTAGAGGGGGTGTTCCACACACTATGGCACACCACTAAGGGAGCTGCTCTCATGAGTGGTGAGGGACGTCTGGATCCCTACTGGGGGAGCGTGAAAGAGGACCGACTTTGCTATGGGGGGCCATGGAAACTCCAACATAAATGGAATGGACATGATGAGGTCCAAATGATTGTCGTGGAGCCAGGGAAAAATGTGAAAAACGTCCAGACCAAGCCCGGAGTGTTTAAGACACCAGAAGGAGAAATTGGGGCAGTTACGCTAGACTATCCTACCGGAACGTCAGGTTCCCCCATTGTAGACAAAAATGGAGATGTGATTGGATTGTATGGGAACGGCGTCATCATGCCTAATGGTTCATACATAAGCGCCATTGTGCAAGGAGAGAGAATGGAAGAACCGGCACCAGCTGGCTTCGAACCTGAAATGTTGAGGAAGAAACAGATCACTGTCCTTGATCTGCACCCCGGAGCAGGAAAGACACGCAAGATACTTCCCCAAATCATCAAGGAGGCCATCAACAAAAGATTGAGGACGGCTGTGCTGGCACCCACCAGGGTCGTTGCTGCTGAGATGTCTGAGGCCCTGAGAGGACTTCCCATTCGGTACCAAACCTCAGCAGTGCACAGAGAGCACAGTGGAAATGAGATCGTTGATGTCATGTGCCATGCCACCCTCACACACAGGCTGATGTCTCCACACAGAGTCCCCAACTACAACCTGTTCATAATGGATGAAGCCCATTTCACGGATCCAGCGAGCATCGCAGCCAGAGGATACATAGCAACCAAGGTTGAATTGGGCGAAGCCGCCGCGATTTTCATGACGGCAACGCCACCCGGGACTTCTGACCCCTTTCCAGAGTCTAATGCTCCTATCTCGGACATGCAAACAGAGATCCCAGACAGAGCCTGGAACACTGGATATGAATGGATAACTGAGTATGTTGGAAAGACCGTTTGGTTTGTTCCAAGTGTGAAAATGGGAAATGAGATTGCCCTCTGTCTGCAACGGGCGGGGAAGAAGGTTATCCAGCTGAACAGAAAGTCCTATGAGACAGAGTACCCCAAGTGTAAGAACGATGATTGGGATTTTGTCATCACCACAGACATATCAGAAATGGGAGCCAACTTCAAGGCGAGCAGAGTGATCGACAGCCGCAAAAGCGTGAAACCCACCATCATTGAGGAAGGTGATGGAAGAGTCATCCTGGGGGAACCCTCAGCCATCACGGCTGCCAGCGCTGCTCAGCGGAGAGGACGCATAGGAAGAAACCCATCACAAGTTGGTGATGAGTATTGCTATGGAGGGCACACAAATGAGGATGATTCCAACTTTGCTCACTGGACAGAGGCTCGCATCATGCTAGACAACATCAACATGCCGAATGGTCTGGTGGCTCAACTATATCAGCCTGAGCGCGAGAAGGTGTACACCATGGACGGGGAATACAGGCTCAGAGGGGAAGAACGGAAGAACTTCCTTGAATTCCTGAGAACAGCTGATTTACCAGTCTGGCTCGCTTACAAAGTGGCAGCAGCAGGAATATCATACCATGACCGGAAATGGTGCTTTGATGGACCTCGAACCAACACGATTCTTGAAGACAACAATGAAGTTGAAGTCATCACGAAGTTGGGTGAGAGAAAGATCCTAAGACCCAGGTGGGCAGATGCTAGAGTGTACTCAGACCATCAAGCTCTAAAGTCCTTCAAAGATTTTGCATCGGGGAAACGATCACAAATCGGGCTCGTTGAGGTGCTCGGGAGAATGCCTGAACACTTCATGGTGAAAACTTGGGAGGCATTGGACACGATGTATGTGGTGGCGACCGCTGAAAAAGGAGGCCGAGCTCACAGGATGGCTCTTGAGGAGCTACCGGACGCCCTTCAGACAATAGTTTTGATTGCACTATTGAGTGTGATGTCCTTAGGTGTGTTTTTTCTACTCATGCAAAGGAAGGGCATTGGTAAGATTGGCTTGGGAGGAGTAATCTTAGGAGCTGCCACATTCTTCTGCTGGATGGCTGAAGTCCCAGGAACGAAAATAGCAGGCATGCTCCTGCTTTCCCTGCTGCTCATGATTGTTTTGATTCCGGAGCCGGAAAAGCAGCGCTCACAGACTGATAACCAGCTCGCCGTGTTCTTGATCTGTGTGCTCACACTGGTCGGCGCCGTGGCTGCCAATGAAATGGGCTGGCTGGACAAGACCAAGAATGACATTGGCAGCCTGTTGGGGCACAGGCCAGAAGCTAGAGAGACGACCCTGGGAGTTGAGAGCTTCTTACTTGATCTGCGGCCGGCCACGGCATGGTCGCTCTATGCCGTAACGACAGCCGTTCTCACCCCTTTGCTGAAGCATCTAATCACGTCAGACTACATCAACACTTCGTTGACCTCAATAAACGTCCAAGCCAGCGCGTTGTTCACTTTGGCCAGAGGCTTCCCTTTTGTGGACGTTGGTGTGTCAGCTCTCTTGCTGGCGGTCGGGTGCTGGGGTCAGGTGACTCTGACTGTGACTGTGACTGCAGCTGCTCTGCTCTTTTGCCACTATGCTTACATGGTGCCAGGCTGGCAAGCGGAAGCCATGCGATCTGCCCAGCGGCGGACAGCTGCTGGCATCATGAAAAATGTAGTGGTGGATGGGATCGTGGCCACTGATGTACCTGAACTTGAACGAACAACTCCAGTCATGCAGAAAAAAGTTGGACAGATCATATTGATCTTGGTATCAATGGCCGCGGTGGTCGTCAATCCATCAGTGAGAACCGTCAGAGAGGCCGGAATTCTGACTACAGCAGCAGCAGTCACCCTATGGGAGAATGGTGCTAGTTCAGTGTGGAATGCAACGACAGCTATTGGCCTTTGTCACATCATGCGAGGAGGATGGCTCTCGTGTCTCTCCATCATGTGGACTCTCATCAAAAACATGGAGAAACCAGGCCTCAAGAGGGGTGGAGCCAAAGGACGCACGCTAGGGGAAGTTTGGAAGGAGAGACTCAACCACATGACGAAGGAAGAATTTACCAGATACAGAAAAGAAGCCATCACTGAAGTTGACCGCTCCGCAGCAAAACATGCTAGGAGAGAGGGAAACATCACTGGAGGCCACCCAGTCTCACGGGGAACCGCGAAATTACGGTGGTTAGTGGAAAGGCGTTTCCTCGAGCCAGTGGGAAAGGTTGTGGATCTCGGGTGTGGTAGAGGCGGCTGGTGCTATTACATGGCTACCCAGAAGAGGGTACAGGAAGTGAAAGGGTACACGAAAGGAGGACCTGGCCATGAAGAACCACAACTGGTGCAGAGCTATGGTTGGAATATTGTTACCATGAAGAGTGGAGTCGACGTCTTCTACAGACCATCAGAAGCGAGCGACACACTGCTCTGTGACATTGGAGAGTCATCGTCAAGTGCCGAGGTAGAAGAACACCGCACCGTCCGTGTCCTGGAGATGGTGGAAGATTGGTTGCACAGAGGACCGAAGGAATTCTGCATCAAAGTGCTATGCCCTTACATGCCCAAAGTGATTGAGAAGATGGAAACACTCCAAAGGCGATATGGAGGTGGCCTTATAAGAAACCCCCTTTCACGCAACTCTACCCATGAGATGTACTGGGTGAGCCACGCTTCAGGCAATATCGTCCACTCCGTCAACATGACAAGCCAGGTGCTTCTGGGGAGGATGGAAAAGAAAACATGGAAGGGACCCCAGTTTGAGGAAGATGTCAACTTGGGAAGTGGAACGCGGGCAGTAGGGAAGCCTCTCCTCAATTCTGATACTAGCAAGATCAAGAACCGAATTGAGAGGCTGAAGAAAGAATACAGCTCCACATGGCACCAGGATGCGAACCACCCCTACAGGACCTGGAACTACCACGGAAGCTATGAAGTGAAACCAACCGGCTCAGCCAGCTCCCTTGTGAATGGGGTAGTCAGATTACTCTCAAAACCATGGGACACTATCACCAATGTGACCACGATGGCCATGACAGACACCACTCCTTTCGGTCAACAACGAGTGTTCAAGGAAAAGGTGGACACAAAGGCTCCAGAGCCTCCAGAAGGAGTCAAATACGTCCTCAATGAGACCACGAACTGGCTGTGGGCTTTTTTAGCCCGCGATAAGAAACCCAGGATGTGTTCCCGGGAGGAATTTATTGGAAAAGTCAACAGTAATGCCGCCCTAGGAGCGATGTTTGAAGAACAGAACCAATGGAAGAACGCCCGGGAAGCTGTAGAGGATCCAAAGTTTTGGGAGATGGTGGATGAGGAGCGTGAAGCGCATCTCCGTGGAGAATGCAACACCTGCATCTACAACATGATGGGAAAGAGAGAGAAGAAGCCTGGAGAGTTCGGCAAAGCTAAAGGCAGCAGAGCCATCTGGTTCATGTGGCTGGGGGCCCGCTTCCTGGAGTTTGAAGCTCTCGGATTCCTCAATGAAGACCACTGGCTGGGTAGGAAGAACTCAGGAGGAGGAGTTGAAGGCTTAGGACTGCAGAAGCTCGGGTACATCTTGAAGGAAGTTGGAACAAAGCCTGGAGGAAAGGTTTACGCTGATGATACCGCAGGCTGGGACACACGCATCACCAAAGCTGACCTCGAGAATGAAGCGAAGGTTCTTGAACTGCTGGATGGAGAACATCGACGTTTAGCGCGGTCCATCATCGAGCTCACATACCGACACAAAGTCGTGAAAGTGATGAGGCCAGCGGCCGACGGGAAAACTGTGATGGACGTCATCTCTAGAGAGGATCAGAGAGGAAGCGGTCAGGTAGTGACTTACGCCCTGAACACCTTCACCAATCTAGCAGTTCAGCTGGTCAGAATGATGGAGGGGGAGGGGGTCATTGGACCCGATGATGTTGAAAAACTGGGAAAAGGAAAAGGCCCTAAGGTCAGAACCTGGCTGTTTGAGAATGGCGAGGAGCGTCTCAGTCGCATGGCCGTCAGCGGTGATGACTGCGTGGTGAAACCTTTGGACGACCGCTTCGCCACATCACTACACTTCCTAAATGCTATGTCAAAGGTCCGCAAAGACATCCAGGAATGGAAACCCTCGACGGGGTGGTATGACTGGCAGCAGGTTCCATTCTGTTCAAACCATTTCACGGAACTGATCATGAAGGACGGCAGGACGCTGGTGGTCCCGTGTCGTGGACAAGACGAGTTGATTGGACGTGCCAGGATCTCTCCAGGGGCTGGATGGAATGTGCGCGACACCGCCTGCCTGGCGAAGTCATACGCGCAGATGTGGCTGCTGCTTTATTTCCACCGTAGAGACCTGAGATTGATGGCCAATGCCATCTGTTCCGCTGTGCCTGCCAACTGGGTTCCCACAGGGCGTACCACTTGGTCGATCCACGCAAAAGGAGAATGGATGACGACGGAAGACATGCTCGCAGTCTGGAACAGAGTGTGGATTGAGGAGAATGAGTGGATGGAAGACAAAACACCAGTTGAGAGGTGGAGTGATGTTCCATACTCTGGAAAGAGAGAGGACATTTGGTGTGGCAGTTTGATCGGCACACGAACCCGCGCCACTTGGGCTGAAAATATCCATGTGGCAATCAATCAGGTCCGTTCAGTGATTGGAGAAGAGAAGTATGTGGATTACATGAGCTCCTTGAGGAGGTATGAAGACACCATTGTAGTGGAGGACACTGTTTTGTAAAAGATAGTATTATAGTTAGTTTAGTGTAAATAGGATTTATTGAGAATGGAAGTCAGGCCAGATTAATGCTGCCACCGGAAGTTGAGTAGACGGTGCTGCCTGCGGCTCAACCCCAGGAGGACTGGGTGACCAAAGCTGCGAGGTGATCCACGTAAGCCCTCAGAACCGTCTCGGAAGGAGGACCCCACGTGCTTTAGCCTCAAAGCCCAGTGTCAGACCACACTTTAATGTGCCACTCTGCGGAGAGTGCAGTCTGCGATAGTGCCCCAGGTGGACTGGGTTAACAAAGGCAAAACATCGCCCCACGCGGCCATAACCCTGGCTATGGTGTTAACCAGGGAGAAGGGACTAGAGGTTAGAGGAGACCCCGCGTAAAAAAGTGCACGGCCCAACTTGGCTGAAGCTGTAAGCCAAGGGAAGGACTAGAGGTTAGAGGAGACCCCGTGCCAAAAACACCAAAAGAAACAGCATATTGACACCTGGGATAGACTAGGGGATCTTCTGCTCTGCACAACCAGCCACACGGCACAGTGCGCCGACATAGGTGGCTGGTGGTGCTAGAACACAGGATCT